AAGTTGAGCCCTGCTTGTCAGATTGGTGACGTGTGAAATAGGCGAGCATTCGGCGTACTGTATCGGGGCTCATCTTTCGACCGTTGGAGAGGTCGCGAGCTCGAGAGATGCCCACTGAGGTCATACCACGTTGAGAAATGGGCTTGCTCTCTCTCACCTCAAGCGCTCGCCTTCCAGCCTCTTGCGCTCCTTTGGGTGGAGTGAAATCAATGTGATCGTATCGCTTCAGATTCAGCTCAGCCTTCTTCTCAGCTGCTGGCTTGGATGGGTGACCATCAGGCAAGAGATCAAGGTCACCGGTATAAGCTTTCTTGCGCTCACCCTTACCCACCAGTTTAAGGAACGCTCGAACGCGAGCCAGCGCCCAACCATTTCGAGTCATACCAGGCCGGTGACTAACAGAGAAAGCGCCAGCGCCGCGACGATACACAGCTTTAAGCTGACCCATATTAACTTGGCGATGAGCGTTCGTGTATCGTTCATTGTGGCTGTCCCTCATGTTCTCAAGCGCCTTCTGCGCTCGCTCTCCGATCTCGATGCCACCACGTGAGCCGCTGGCTGACCCTTCTGGATTGGCCTTGCTTCCTCTGATGCGCTCTTGAGGCTTGGCCGGTGTTTGGGCTTCGGTCCTCTTCTTCTTCTTCTTGATCGCCTTAACCATTGCGCCGCCTCTTGATCAGGGTCTCAGCTAGAGCAGACACGCCACCGCTATAAGTTGGGATTCGAGAAACAGCGCTACGCTGAGCATCTTCAGGCAAATCCCCTGCACCAATCTTGGCCCTGATGACTCGCTCTAGCTCATCGTCTGGAGTGATGAGCCCCGCTGTCACCAGTTGAGGCAGAGCATTAAGCGAGCTTCCAAGCTCATCAGTGTCAAGGCCAGTGTGAGTGAGGCGAGGAAGTTTAGAAGGGTCAACCGCTCCATAGTTCCAGCGAATCAGCCGGCCAATCGTGCCGGCTCCTCTACGGTCAGGGCCGCTCACCTGAGCAGCCACCAAGTCACAAAGGTTAATTGCAGCGCGCCGAAATACTGAGAGGTGGATTTCTCCCACAGATCGAGCGCCGGTTTCAGTCTGGCCCAAATCAGCGAACTGAGCGAGGAAAGCGGCTGCAATCTGGCTGTCACATTTGGAAATTATATTGATTGGGCCATCAGCGTAAAGATTAGGCTGAGCGGCGTAAGTCTCAAACTTTACCGCTGAGTTCTCAACAAGATAGCTCTGCTCTGATGAGATGAACGCTTGAGCCTGAGCTTCAGCGTCGTTGATCATCGCGTCAATATCACCATCAGTGAGCCCGATTTGTTCAGCGGTCGAGCGGTCAACCACTACCTTGGGAGTCGGAACGGCCCAACGGTCGAGCCCTACACACATGAGGTTTGAGACGCGCTGCTTAGTTCGCCACCACCACCACACAGGGCGCAACATTCCAACGCCCTCGAAGTTTGAGCCGGTACGGTTGAGCGTGAGCAGGAGGAGCTTGTTGGCTGGGATGGGCTCTGGCTGTTTCCCTGATCCAACCATATTCTGAAGAACCCCATCGAGGTGTTGAGAGTCGCGACTCAGCCAACGACTGTGAGCGCTAGGTTCCCGGTCAGCGTAATGACTCAGCCACACCTTAACTTTTCCCGTTGAGTCAGGCCCAACCTTGTAGACCTCTTCAGCGTAGCGATAACCAAGAGGGACAAATTCAAAAAGATAGCTCAGTTGTTCTTCCCATGAGCTCTCCATTTGTCCCGAGTGACCGTCGAGGCCAAACGCTTCATTAGCGTACCGGGCCAGCTCTTCACTCACCAAGTCACCCTCAATCCCTGGAGTGAATCTCCAAGTAGCGCTCAGTAAGGTCTGCCTCAACATGTGCCAAGAGCGCCTCACTATGGGATCAGTCCTTAACATCTCCTCAGCAGCTTGAACCCAATTGAGGCCGGTGAGCTCTGGGTTAGACTCTACCGACAAGGTGCCGGCATTCAGCTGAGTCCCTGTGATTCCCTTAACGCCAAAGCGAGGCGTTGACGCTCTTAAGTGTTTGGGTGCTGTACGCTCATTCATGGGCGCTCCTTATGATTCCCTTAAGCCTAACCGTTTTCTTCTTTTTTTTCAACAGAAGGTAACCACTCCTTGACCTGCTCATGAAGCTCAACCTCTTCTGAAACAAAATTCACCTCTAGCTTGGTGAGCGCCTTGATCATCGCCAGCTGTAACTCCAGCAAGTGATCATTCTTCAGTTGAAGCTGAATATTGGCATCTCTGAGGCGAGCGATGAGCGCGGCTCTGTCAGCGTTGAGCTTGGCCACTTCAGCCCTGAGCTCATCGACCTCAGCAGGGTCACGCCCTGAAGCGATCGCAAGCATTGAGGAGATTGAGCCTGTGATCATCCCAAGAATCCCAATGAGCACGTCTCTGTTTTTTTCAATTATCTCCACGCGAGCCAAAAAAATAATCAGGCCCATCACCAAACCCATAAAGATTACAGAGAACCACCAGCCGCGTTTTGTTTTCTTTTCTTCATCGTTGTTCATTCCACCACTCCCAGAATTTAAATTTAATGTATGGCCACATGTGAGCGACCAAATAGCCCAAGGCCAGCCAAAAGAAAAAGATGAGGATAAACTCAGCCCACTCAAGAAATGTTTTGTGCCTCATTCGTGACTTCACTTTTTTGGGGCCACCCAACCTCTTGACCTTAGCGGTTGATGGTGGAGGCTGAAGCGTCTTGATGTTAGAGCCAATAGCATAAACGACCTGTGCAGCTTTGACGCCTTGAAAGCGATAAAGCCCAACGCAAGCATAGCGGGTGCCCTTTGGGGTCATCGCGTCAAACTGATTCTTGACTCGCGAGAACGCTGGCTGAGTCATCAGGATTTGGTCAGGTTGGGCAAGGCTCATGATTCGCGCTGCAATATTTTTAGATAAGCCTTCCACCTCGATGGGCTTGGCTCCCACTAAAACCAAAAGCTCATGCTGATGAACCTCAACGACACAGCCATAATGAATTCCGATTCTTGCCTTGATGCGGGTCTTCTGTGGAACTGTTTGTTGATAGTAAAGCGAGAAGTTGAGCGCATCAAACACTCGATCAAACGTAAAGAGGAAACCGTCTGACCTGTCGATCTCTCGGCCGCTGAAGCGATAGAGGAGGGAGCGCGCTAGTCGGTCGTGATATTGAAACCATCGCGCTGCACGTTGAGCGCCAGCGGCCTCAACAAAGCCAGTTGAGTTGACCAAGTCTAAAAGCACAATTGTGAGCGACCGCTCTTTATATTGCTCTGACTCTCTCAACAATTAAAAGTTCCCTCTTGCTCTAGCGCCTCCAACCCTGACCTTTCTTGATCGCGGTGAGGCTCTGGGTTGATACTTGCGCCGGTCCACTGTGGAATCGTCTGCCCATCGCCACATGATGCAATCATATCTGAGCGCGTCAAGTGGGTCTTCTCGCCCATCCTTCTTAGGCTGTTCTTTGGTTCGCTCCCACTGATAAGAGAGCAGCGCCTTCCTGATTGAGTTGCCCGGTGAGCGTTCGCCAGCGTCCCAGACTTCACGAGTGATGAGATATTGACGCCGCGTGAATGCTCGCTTGAGCTTCTGCACCCCGTTGAGAATATCGGTTCTGATTGGATCAGTGGTTGACCTCAACGGGATCCCTAAACCTTTGGGGGGAGCTGCTCGCATTGCTCGAAATGCTGAAGCGCCGGTTTGGTCGTTGCGAGCTTTGCCGGCTTTATCAGCGCAACCCTCATCAAGCCATATGCGAGGAGCTGGCGCCTGATCCTGAATCGAGCGAGGCCAAGCAATAGCGAGGATGAGCAAGGCGAGCTGCTCAATGGTGACCTCATTGGGGTTCAGCTCAGCGCAGATGACGTCAGCGTTTAGCCGCTCATCATGAGCGAGGATGAGCACTGATGGTTTCCTGAATCCCCAGTCAATGGCAATCCTCGCGCTCATCTCTGGGGAGTATGACCAGTCATCAATCACCATCGTCTCAGCGTCAAACTCTGAGTAAACCAAGCCGCTTGGAGGTCGCGGCTTATTCATCACCATGGCTTCACGCTCTTCTTTAGGCAGCAGCTCAGTAGCCTCAAACCACTCGTCAGAGAGATGAGCCTTGTTGACGTATGACGTGAAGAGCAAAGGGGAGAGGCCGGCAGTCTCAGCCATAGCACACCACCAAGCGTCAGCCACAGGAAGGCCAACAAGGATCATGATGGGCGATGGACCTGAGCGCAAACGACCCAGCGCTTTATGAGCTACCTCAGCGGTGAGCGTCTGACACTCATCAATGAGGCAACACCCAGAGGTGATATTCAAACCCTCAAGCGGGTTGTGGGTTGCGTCCCTTGTGCCGGGTCGGAAGTAGGAGCGACACCACACCGTTGAGCCTGTGGTTGGGTCTAGCCACTGCCTCAGAGAGTGGTTATAGGTCCAGCCCAATGGACCAAGCCACTTCTCCATCTCAGGCATCAACACAGAGTTGTATCTGGGGTTGGTGTCGGTCACCAATAAGCTGGAGCTCCCAGCGCGCCACTTGGAGATAAAGAGGATGCTGAATACTAGCGCTGAAGTCTTGCCAGCTCCCCAACCACATCGAGCCGCAATGATCCTATCTTGTCTTCTGATCCTCGCGATGAGGTCTTGCTGGAGTGGGTTGAGGCTTAGCTCTCTTGGTTCTCCCATAGCTTCAGCCCTTCTGAGGTGACGCGCCACACTGTGGTTGACTTGCGCCCATCTTTATCAGTGGTGTGCTTGTGAACAGTCGACCCAACCTCAGCGTTGATGATGTCCACTGTGGAGCGCTGCCAACCATGATCTTGACTCTCCTCTGCGACCTTGACCCAGTCACCCTCAATCTCATAGGTAGCGCTGAATAGGTGGTGAAGCATCGACCACTCTCTCATTAAACAAATCTGAACCATCACTTTGACCCCTTGCTGATCATCACCTCGAGTTCATCAAGCCGCTTATTGTAGATGTCGTGAAGCTCAGCGGCGAGCTCAGCGCCAGCGCCACCTTTATCAGCCCGAAGCTTTAACAGCCTCACAAGGTTGCGATCTTGAAACGCCCATCGAGCGAGAATAGGTGCCGCGTTAATCTTGGTGGTGTCATACGTCTTCATCATCACTTTCCTTTTCTAGTTGCTTGGTCCTCTCGTCAGTCTGGAGGATCATGGCCGCGACCATCGCCGCGCCGCCATCATTCACTTGGTTGTGATTGAGCTCGATCTCTTGACGCGCTCCCCATCGCTGTGGCCAGCGACGTTCAAGGATCCAAGCGTATGCCCTCCAGTCACCCATCTTATCTTCAGCGGCTGTCTTGAGCTGATGAAGCAATATGGGCTCAGCGAAGTTCATCGCGTGGTCGCTCAGCTCCTCCCACTCGGGGTCATTCTTGCGCCAGCGATAAAAGGTCATCTTGCTCACACCAGCCAAAGCGCAAGCCGCTTCAATCGTCATGCCTTCTCTGAGGTTGTTGAGCAGCTCCTCTTTCTTTTCAGGCTTGATCGTCATCTTGATTTATGTGCGCTTGCGCTTGCGCGTGCGCGTGCGCGTGTGCGTTGCGAGTAACATTTTCATTATATAGAGCCTCCTCAGCGTTGAGGACTTCTCTGATTCTCTCGAGCAAATCAACGCTCTGAGCGCTCAGCTCATTACCGTGTTCTCTGGCATCGAGCACGATGAGTTCTTCAAGGCGCGTCATCACGTCGCGCTCATAGCGGTCACTCATGACCATCCCCCTGGTACAGCATTCCACGTGTTTTGGTGTGGAGGGTCAGGTGGAAGGAGATGGTCACTCTTAGCGGCTAGGCTCTTCCAGTTGTGAACAACGACCTCCCATCTCCGTTGACCATCAACCTCATATGACTTCAGCTTGCCCTCAACATAGACCTTGTTCCCCTTCTTCAGTTCAGCAGCTCGAGGCGCTGACTTACCCCAGACCTTAACCGTGTGCCACTCGGTCTCCTCAATCCATTCCTCTCCTTGC